AAACCTTTTAAGAATATCTTTTTTCTGTCTTTCGTAATCGGCCTCTAGTTTACGCAAGCAGATGGTCTTTAAGGCCCAATTCATAACCTTACGGCATTCCTTGGCCATTTCCTTGTCCCCGCGGTCCTCGGCCATTCTCGCAAAGGCCGATTCACGGGCCGCAATTTTGCGTAAGTTCTTAACCCCGATCATCTGTTTAATTTCTTTATTTAATTTCGTTTTCCTTTCCATGCTTAAATCTTATCACACTATTTAATATGACACTATAGGCCGTGAAATCCTTACACGGTGTTCCAACCATTTAGGAGGCGGTGCAATATGCTGAATTGACGGGGGAATTGGATTTTTCGGGATAAAATGCAGAACCCCCATTATTCTGCGTAGTTAGCTTGCAGGATAGATAAACCCTTGAAAGTTTCTAACTCACTAGAACCCCATGATCATCTACAAGGCCTCTAAAATCGTTTTAAAGCGCAATTAACCCAACTTCCCTAGTCGGGTATAGGACTAACGCAATAAAGGCCTTTAAATGCGCCTAGAATAGCTTAGTGATTTCAACGTGTTATGCGAAGCTGTATAGACTTAAGTATTATCTAAGCTTTTCTCATCTTCTGATTCTAATATCTTACGAGTATTCCAAGCGTCTCGCGCTTGCGCGAACGCTGCTTGCGCAGCTTCGCTTAATTCCGGTAGGCACTTCGCACTCCAAGGTCTCCCACCTACCTGCCAGTCCAGCACGCTAAACTCGCAAGGGAACTTAGGGCCTTTGGCCCAACAGCGCTTGCACCTAACTCCTGCGTAGTTTTTATGCGAATAGCCAGAATAGCTAAACTCATACTCAGCATCTCCGCTGCAAAATGGGCACGGTTTAAGTTCATCACGCAAAATAGCTTCTCACCTCGTTTTTAAAATCAATTCTACGGCCGCCAAAGGCCTCCTAGGCCGGGGGGGGGGTAATTAACCGACGGCCATGGGGCCGGTAGGTGGGTAGCGGCCCCTCTACTCTTCAGCTGAATTACCCTGTTTTTCCGATACCCGGCCATTCCAGAATTGCTTCACCCTAGCAAAAGTAAACTTAACAACGTCACTAAAGTCTTGCGGGTTTGAGCTTCTATAATCCTCATCAGATAATTCGTTATCTGAAATAAAAATTTTAGGGGATTCTGCTCCGCATATAAAACATCGAATTGAAATTTCTGCGCCATCTTGTCCGCCATGATCGTAGCCCGTATTTCGCTTAAAGTTATACTTTGCAGGTTCTCCGCAGAAAGGACACTTCTTTAGTTCAGGGTATGGATTTCCAATTTTCATTTAGTTTCTCCAAAATTACTTATTCGCTTGTGATAGATAATATTGCAATTCATCACGCGCACTTTCCCTTCTCGGCTTCATGTTATCCATAAGATCTTTTTTTAAGCGGATATATGTTTTAAGAGTTAATTTAAGGCCGTATTTTTTATTAAGATCATTGCAAGTATTTTGATCCAAGTTCTTACAGTGAAAAATCTCCGAGCTCGCCTGCATAACCAGGTCATGGAGCTTACTAAGTTCTTTTCTGGCCGCTACTTCTTCTGCTGATTCACTTCCGGGGGGATATATTATTTTTAATAGTCCAGCGGCCGTTGGGGGAAACTCTCCACTAGGGCCTGCCCTCCAAACAGTGAAAGCATGGTTTAATTGTTGAATTGTGACTTTTCTTAAGCAAAAATCACTGGCCCAAAGATCTATATCTTCACCCGTGGTTTTCATTCGATAATAAGGCACTACAGTTCTATTTAGCCATGCCTTAAACAATTCAAAATTATCATCAGAGATATTGGCCTCATTCATTTAACTACAATCCTTTCTTTAAATGCCCAATCCAAAAAATCATTTAACGAATTTGGAGCTGACTTTAATTCTTGAATCAGGTCTTCATGATCTGCGCACAATCCGACAAAGCTACAGACAATAAACTCTTTATTCCCATCAAAAGAATCTCCGAGTATCTCTTCACCCTTAACTTCCTTCCAGGCCTTAATAAACATTTTTAATTTTTCAGAATCGGAAATAGAAAATGATATTCTTTTCTTATCTTTTCTTATCTTTTCTTTTCTTATCTTATATGCATTGGGGGCCCTAATGGGGGGGCCATTGGGGGGGGTAATGGGGGCCCCATTAGGGGGGCCATAAGAAGAATCTTCACTTCCCCACCGTGTTCTCGCTCCTATCTTACCGTAATTACTAGCTTCTTCCATTTTGTGCAAAGCATAGTCACAACTTTCAGTTAATAATTCTATCAACTTCCTTGCAATTCGCTTGTCATTCCTGCAAAGCGCAAACTTTTGGGTTTTTTCAAGATTTTTTAGCTTTTTTTCAACTTCTTTCAGGATTTTTTCTTCTTTTCCAACAGTAAACTCTCCCAATTGAAACATTGTATTAATAACATTTATGATGAAGCGATCCGCCATTGGGTTTATGAGTTGAGCAGTATAGATGCTCCATTGAGTGATATAAAACATTACCCAATCGCTAGTCTTATTAACCATTATGCCCTCTTATTCTTGAGCTCTGTATATAAGCGACCTAAGACGATGAAAGTGGCTAACTGCTCTGCTGGGGCCATCTTGCCTATATTTTTGATGGCCTTTTCTACATCCTCATAGTTAGGTTTAATTGAACGCTCTGCTCTAATCTTTTGCGCTAAAGGCCAAAATGTAAGACCTTTAAATTTAATGTTCGCTAAGCTCATTTCCTAAGACTCCTTTGTTGCACAGCATTATGATTATATGTAATGGGACAAAAAATTAAACAAAACTACTCATTATGTTGTTGCGCTATGCTAAATTATAACTAGAATACTTCTCATTATGATTTCAGAACCGCGACAAAAATTCGTATTCTGGATGCCTATATCTGACTACGAGAAGCTCCGGGCCGTTGCAAAAAAGGAAAGCGAGGGCAACCTCGCGCGTCTTTTCCGTTTGCTTGGCCGAGAATGTATCTCTAAACATAGCTTCATCAATATAAACGGAAATTGGGAATGTACTGATGGCAAGACCACGCGGGTATGATGAAAATACCATTTGCATAGCCTTTAGGATTGATCGAGAAAGCTTAGATTTTCTTCGCCGTCTAGCAAAAGAAGATCATGAGCATAATCTTTCAGCAATCCTTCGCCAAATCATCCATGACCATATTTCCAAACTAAAATCCACGCCTCCTTCTTCAAAATAAACAGCTTCAACCTTTCGCATAGCGATAATATACAAAGTTATACAGCCGTGTTTACATAACGTGATAATTCGTTATATGTAAAGACCCAATTCAAGAAAATTTAAAATATTTTTGGAGAGTCCATGAGCGTTAATAAAGTGATCTTAGTCGGCCGTTTAGGGGCCGATCCTGAACTGAAATATGCCCCTAACGGGATTGCCGTAGCTTCTCTTAAACTCGCTACCTCCGAAGTCAAAATGAAGGATGGGAAAAGAGAAGAAAAAACAGAGTGGCATAGAGTGATAGTCTTCGGGAAGCAAGCTGAGAATTGCAAAAAATATGTCGGAAAGGGCAGGCAAATATATATCGAAGGTAGATTGCAGTCGCGGAGCTGGGAGAAAGATGGTCAGAAACATAGTATCGTTGAAGTTGTAGCAAACGTAGTTCAGTTCCTTGGTGAAAGAAAAGAAGAGAAGGAAGAAACTCTCCAAACCTCCTTCTCTTCTCTTTCCTCCCTGGTCTCCCCTCCTCCTAAACCCCAACCAATCCAACAGGACTTTTCAGTTGATGATATTCCATTTTAGTCCCTGGGCCCACTCAGGACTAAAGGTAGGGAGGGTTAGCTTATACTCCATTTCGCTCCCCTCCCTATTTTTTAAAAGAGGATAAGTAATGAAATTAAATCCCAACTATGTCTCCTACACGATCAAAGAGCAGCTCTTCAAAAAGGAAGTAAGCAACGATGCTATTGCAGAAGTCATCGCTGCTTTCTTCCTTGATGAGGAGTTGCATAAGTCGATCGAAATTTTAAATCTCGCCTTAATGAAAGTGCTGAAGCTTAAGCAAGGGCAGCGTTCTTGGATAGAGCGCGAGGAGAAAAAGTATCGAGAAGAGGACGAGGGTAAACGCCGTCCTCTGAATATAAATGAGAACGGCGAAGTCAGTTTTTGTCCAGACGATATTGAGTTTTAGGGTTGGGAAATATGGAAGAGGGATATATCACTGAACAGCGATTTAAAGGCAAAAGCAACGACGAACTCGCGGATGAAATCGCAAAGCTGTTTATCGGTGAAAGCTTGAACGTGTCTTTGAAGATTTTAAATTTAGCGATGATTCGGGTTTTAGAAAATGACCAAAATTTTAAGCAGACAAAAGATATAGAAGATTTGATTGCAAAAATGTGGGAACAAAATCCGGGATCCTAGGAGGAGAAATATGGATAAAATAACTCTTATCCAAACAAAACTAAAGGCCCCTAAAAACCAGTATAATGAGTTTGGCGGTTTTGCTTATCGCTCTTGTGAACAGATATTAGCTCTACTCAAACCGCTGCTCGAAGAAACAGGTTGCCATCTCATTTTGAAGGACGCAATCGACTTGATCGGTGATAGATATTACGTTAGGGCCGAAGCATATTTGTACGATGGCGAAAAGCTTATCGGTTTTTCTCAGGCCTTCGCGAGAGAACCTTTAAACCGAAAAAAAATGGATGATGCTCAAGTCACCGCTAGCTCAAGTTCGTTTGCCCGAAAATATGCCCTCGGGGGACTTCTATTAATCGACGACACTAAAGACCCTGACACGCTGACCCCTGAAGACAATACGAAAAGCGATGAGCAAAGGCAGCTAGAAATCGAAGAGCGTATCGGTTTGATGAAAAAAACCAATTTACTGAACGCTAGAAAATTTCAAGGCGATCTTCAGCAGAAGATGATCGCTACAATCAATGACCCAAAATTTAATTCGATCAATGGCCAAGAGACGTTAGCAAAACGAATTAAAGCGCAGCTAGAAGAGCAGATAAAAAATCTTCCTCCTGCGCCACCTAAACCTTCCGTGCGGAATGCGCACTTCTCTATCCCGCCGGAAAAGATAGAGGACAAGAAAGAACCGAAGGAAGAAAAGAAACCAGAGGATTATTTTTAATTAGATAAGGCCAACGAATACTTTTCTCCTCCTAGAGCGAAGTTACTATCCCCGTTGGCCAAGGGCCGTTTGAGGTAAATGATTCATTGTTTGTCGATGCTTAAATAAAAAACTAGATGGATTGATTTGCGCTTTTGGGACTGCCTCAACGGCCTTTTTCTTAAAGAAGTGAATTATGAAGGGACAAAAATTATCGAGTTATAGAGAACTTTTAGATAAGGCCTTGATAGATTTTGGAATCTTAAAGATGGCCGAAATCGCCAGGGGGATTAAGGCCCTAGAAAAACCTACTTCCCGAGATGTTGAAAAATTACTAGCTAACCACAATATGTCTGCCGTTGATTTGGCCTTATTAAATATAGTTTTAATTGATTTTTATGAGTTCATCACCGGAGAAAAAATTAGTTAGGAGGAAATATGCCGAAATCGAAGTACAGCGAAACTGAAAAAAAGAAAATCCTTGTTGAAGCAAAGTCTGGTTCTGTTGCCGCGGTGGCGAGAAAGTATAACGTAAGGGCCAATGTAATCTACAATTGGTTACGTCGCGAAAGTGATGCTGCCGAAGTTTTTGCAGCTAAAAAACGGGAACGAAAAGTTTTCGATGAAATATCTTTTCTGAAGTCAGAATTAGAAAAAAGAGATAAAATTATCCTGCAATTCGCCCTTAAACATTTCGGACAAAATCTATGAAATTATCCCCGCCCGAAAAGTTAATCCAAAAACAAATTTTGAATTTCCTTTCTGCTTACGGAATATTTGTTTTTCGGGTTAATACGACGGGGGTTTTCGATCCAAGTCGGAAAGTGTTTAGACGTTTGGGCGGGTATAACTTAAAAGGCGTGGCGGATATTCTTGGGGTCTTGCCGAATGGAAAGTTTTTAGCGATTGAAGTTAAAACACAATCGGGAAAACAATCACTATTCCAAAAGAATTTTCAAAATCAAATAGAAAAAAATAATGGCATTTATATTCTTGCAAGATCCATTGATGATGTTCGCTACATTGTCAACCAGGATTGGACTAATGCAGCATGAAAATGATGAGGTTTTAAACTTAGAAGAGAAACGAATCGAGGAAGTGGCAGACATAAAAGTTGAGCGATTTAATCGGATATATTTCCCTGAAGAGTTTCCGGTTATCCATCATGACGATGAAATAGAAGATGGTGATTAGATGAAAAGTGAAACGCGGATAAAAAAAGAACTCGAAGAGCTGGAAAAGATTATTGAAAATAACCCGAAATATTTTCAGCAACAGGCAAAAGAAGCGGCCATCGAAAAGTTGAAGACTTCCCTCTACGGGCTTGCTGACAATTTGTTTGAAGTTTTGTCCGCGGCGGTTAAGGCCCCTCCGGTAATTCAAAAAAATGAACTTGAAGTTTATACGCCCGAGACCCTATCGAAAAAACTTGGAGTATCGAAGGCGGTTTTGAGAACTTGGCGTTTCCGCGGCCGTGGGCCTAAGTTCTTCAAGGACGGCAGCAACACTTTCTACACTTCGGAGGCCGTGAAAGAATGGGCGGCATCTAAGGGCGAAAACAGTTCCACGGCCGAATATCTATCTAAGGCGAATTAAGCGGCCTTCTTAGAAGTGGCACTCTTTCTTGTGGCCCTTTCTAAAATTTGAATTTCATCAGCATTAGCGCGCTTCTTAAGATCATCAATCGTAATCAGTTTTAGATCAATCCCTTCTTTCTTGAGGATTGCTACCTGTTCATAAGCGGTAGGCGCAAAAGAAAGGGCAATGATAATGCCACTCCCCTTTTCTTTAGCATGACGATAGAACTTATCGATTACAGTACGCCCAACACGTTTCGACTTCTTAACTTGAATTGGTGTCCCGTCAATCTTAAGACGGCCGTCAATGCCATGATCACCAACTTGCTTATCGTTAGGAATACCACCAATTGCTCGAACACAGTATTTTTCAAATTCAAAATGATCTAAATCCAAAACTTCTCTTTTCGTTAAGTTCATCAGACTTAATTCCTTATATGGAATATTAAGTCGTTCTAACCTCTGGCGAATCACATTTGCGGCTTTGGGAGACTGGTCCACGCCTATCCAACGGCGATTCAGTCTATGTGCAGCCTCCAATGTGGTACCGCATCCACAAAAGAAGTCTGCGACAACAGCATCTTTCTTAGTGAAAATTCTTATCAATCTTTCTACTAGTTCAACAGGTTTCTGAGTCCTCCATCCTTCTTCTTGTTTTGATTTACCTTGAACACAAGAAATATCAGTCCATAAATTATTAAGTGGCATCCCTTCTCGTTCTGACAGATATTTTTTATATCTCAATCTTTTATTCTTCGTTATAACAATTCTACCTTCTCGGTAAGCTTTTTCAGTCCTAGCCTTTACCCACTTCCATCCACGTTTAGATGGTTTTACTCCGTGAAATTCGTAAATTTGATTGGGTGATGGATTATCTCCAGGTTTTTGCATCGATATCAACTGATATGGGCCTCGTCCATCATGGTCGTCTCTAGAATATGCTTTTTTTATACTCTCAGGGGGATTTTGACGATCATCAATGAAAAAATCCCCAAAATGATAATTTTTTGATTTAGCGTATACAAGGATTGTATCTGTGACAACACTCAGCTTGCGAGCCTTACTTCCAGCACCACCACCATTAGATCTACGCCAAATAATTTCATTAATAAGATGTCGCGAACCATTGTCAGCAGGCCTGCTAGTTCCTTGACCAAAAATCTTATCCAAGGCAACTTTTATGTAATGTGATGCATGAAAATCTAAGTGGACACACAATACCCCGTTTGGAGTTAAAAGACGGTACATTTCTTCTAAACGATCTGCCATCCACCTTTCAAAGTAGTAAATTCCTCCTGACCATCTGTCAGAGAATGAGCGTCGATCCTCTTTATCGCCCCAAATTACACCATAGTCTTTTTGTGTACAAAATGGAGGATCAATGTAGATGAAGTCGATTGATCCACTCTCTAAATGCTTCATCACCGCCAAATTATCTTCACAATAAATTACACCAGTCTCAATTTTAGTTTTCATGGCCTCCGCTTCAGAACTCTCCGAGGGGGGCATTATGTTTTCTTCTTTGGGGGAAATTTTTTCCACGAATCTGTCCCTTATTTCGGCCAAACGGGTAATTCTTTATGGCCATTACATGGCCATGGGGTTTTGAGGATTTTTATGATTTTTAGTAACGCGATGAAAAGTAATTGATTCTAAAGGGAAAAAGTGGCGCGGCATGAGGGATTCGAACCCCCGACATCCAGATTCGAAGCAACTTTTGATAAATTTTTTATTTTTTTTCATCGTTTAGCACTAAAAAAATCAAAAACTTATCTTTTAGACACCGCGATATCATCGCACTGCGTTTCAACTTTTCTATGGCCTTCCTATGGCCACGGCCATATTAGCGAGTTCAAAATTTTTTAGCGAGGAGAAAATTTTGAACGCTGCTGACTTACGCGAAATCCCACCAGGAAAAAAACTCTATGATCACTACGTCAAAGGCCTTTTTGCCTTAGGAAATCGCGATGGATCAAAAACCTTTTATCTGTATTATTATGACATGGCCAAAATACAAAGGAAAATCAAACTTGGGAAATACGGCCAATTAACTTTGGAGGGGGCGCGTAAGGCCGCGCAAGCTTTGCTGACTAGAGTTGCGGCCGGTGAAAATCCCGCTCTAGAAAAACGTCAAATCCGCGAGGAATTAACCGTCAGCTCTTTGATGCTCCGCGCACTAAAGGAATATTGGAGTGATGAGCGATTTATTAACTCAGGACAATTTAAAAATGTTCTTAGCGCGGTCAAAAATAACTTTGATGCAATCCTGAAGTTCAGGTTATCGGAACTTACCCCGGCGATTATTGATCGCTGGCATAAGAGCTTTGAAGATCACCCTTGCCATGCCAATCTTCTATTGGCCTATCTTATGCGGGCAATTAATTGGGCCAAAGAAAACCAGCTAACTCAAATTAATAATCCCTGTTCCCTGGTTAAGCGATTTCCGAAAAAGAAAAGAAATCGGTTTGCTACGCCCGATGAAATCAAAAAGATCGGCAAGTTTTTAGAAGATAACTTTAAACGAGACCCCTTCCCTTCAATCTTTCTTTATTTGATTCTCACAACAGGAACCCGCCCCAGTGCGATACCCCGGTTAAAATGGGAGAACTTAACTATCAAAAAGAATCTTCAGGGCGAAGAGGTAGGAATTATCTCGTTCTTTGGCAAGACAACCGCAAAGACAGGAGAAGAAGAGGTAATTGTTATCCCGCCTAAAACTATGGCGATGATTAAAAGGCTTCCAAAGTTGGGGGAATATATCGTTCCATGTCTAATGCCAACACGGCTTTGGAAAAAGATTCAAGAGAAGTTTAATCTAAAAGACTTATGGGCGCGGGATTTGAGAAGGACTTACGCTACCGTAGGCCTTTCAGGCGGCGTTTCACTCTCCCAAGTCGGGGAACTCTTGAATCATAAGTGTTGGGATACGACTAAGATATACGCCAAGCTAATGTTAGATCAGCGGATTAATTCAGCGATGGCGATTGCGAAGAGTTTGGATTCGATCATTCATCATTGAATATCTTCCCAAAATTCGAGAATCTCTTCGTCAGTAAGCTCATTGAGGTACTTGCCAAATTTATCGACAAAGATTTCGCTATCTTTCTTTTTATATTTTCTAGTATCTTTAGTTGTTTTATCATCTGACTTTTTAGGTTTCATCTCTATTGAGAGAATCCCATAATTCTTTTTGCCAGGTATCATCTTCCCAAAAATTATGAATTTTTTCATCAGAGATAGTTTCATAGAACCTTTTGAAAAGGGCGGCGATTCTAGCATCCTCTTCAGGATCAATATAATTTTCTTTGAGGTTATCGGCCGTAGTCGCTGCAACTTCGTAAAGATGGCCGTTCAATATAATTCGTTCTCCTTTGTGATAACTAGGAGATTTTTTCCAATCTATTATCTTATCTTTTTCCATGCCAAGACTTTATCATCATTAAGGATAAATAAAAACGCCCAGCTTTCGCCGGGCGCATCTCGTGGAGGGAAGATCGAGGTTTTAGGTGGATTATGGCCACGAGAAACTTAGATATTGATCTTTTTGCATTGCGCGATAAGCAGCTCTTCTAGCTTAGCTTCGCCTTGTCCGCCCGTGCAGCCCCAAGAATCCGGGATTGCCTTGTCGACAACTACATCAAGAATAGGGCCAACAAGCATTTGGCACAGAACGCTGACCGTCCCTTCAGCAGCAAGTTCAACAGTGGCAACTTGATCGCGCTTACAGAACCCAACCTTAGACAAAATTTTGTCTAAGTCCTTCTTAATCGCATCAGGGCCAGAGCAATCAAGGCCCTTAACGATAGCTTCGGTTGCCGCGTTGACTGCTTTATCTTGAAGTGCGCAGCGTTTTGTCTTGTCACAAGAAGCAACAAAACTCAAAGACAAAAGCAAAAATAAAACGGGGAAAATGCTCAAAAAACTTTTCATAAATTCTCCTTTTAATCGAGGACTAAAAATTTTGACACTTCTTTACTGCATTTGTGTCGTTTACAAGTGTTGATAATCCAAACAATTAATTGCTTATAAGAATCGTGCGGAAAGATAATCGCCGTTGATTGTAGCCGCTCCCAGCTATCCATTTCCGGTGTTTCATCACCTACGAAATAGTCATTGCCGGACATGATATGCACGCAATAGCCGCAATCTTTGCGCCCAACCGCTTCGCATAGGGGCGAATCCTTAAGTGACATACAGACAGGAATGTCGGGCGGAGCAGAAGCGCAGCTAACAAGAATAAAAAATAAAATGGAGTAAATTATTTTTTTCATCATAGGTTTAATTTGTTAGGCGAACAAAATTCTTGAACGCTTGGATTTTTTCTTCATCCGTTCCGTTTTCCATTTTCTCAACGTATTCTTTGCATTGAGCTTTTTTCCGATGAGCTGTGTTTAGAAAAAACGCTTGCAGCTCTGCCCAGTTCGCCAATTTTTTCAAAATGAAATTAATAAACGGTTTACCAAAGATTCTAAGACACCAAGATCCCACTGCGCCAATGCCAGGTATCGCAAGCAACTCAAGCATGATCGCTTCACGAGCAGCGATGACAAACGCTTTCTTGATTGTCTCTACTTCAGAGCTTATGTCTTTAGTGCCGTCGGGATTAGCTTCACTCATCTTTCTTTTCTTCCTTCTTGTCGTCTTTCTTCAGCAAAGCAGCTTGAGCGAGTGAAATAATTGTCTTGTAGATCGAGCTTAAACCAGGAATTGATTTCACGCCGTCAAGCAAGTCGTGCAGAATCGCGGCACCGGCTCCTACTGTAAGCCATGCGAAAATATTCGCGGCGGAAAACTTGTCTTCTGCTTTTAGTTGAATAATCCCGGCGACTAGGGCGAGAAGTAAGGGGACATAAGTTTTAAAGTTGCCCAGCTTTTCCCAGAGGGGCGAGAAGTAGGAACATTTAAACGATGCAATGACTAGCATGATCGCACCGGCGGCAATTGCCCAAGCGGATAAACCGCCGCAAGATTGAATAAAAGTTCCAACATCGGAAAGAAATTGCGGGAGAGTCTGCATAACTTATCCTCCTTAAGATTGAGGTTTATTTCCGTTAGCGTAGATCAGTCTAAAAAAACTCGTTGCGCCACCCAGGTTATAGTTCACTTCGACAATCAATCCTTTAGATACAGGGATCGTAAGCGTTTCAAAGGTTCCGTTTCCCATTGAAGTAGTCAGCGATTGGAACAACATTGTTAACGAAGTTGGAGCGCGTACTGTAAAGTTGATAAACTGCCCGCTTGCGCTCGACGATTGCCATTCCACTCTCCTATTTCAAATTTTTTTCAATCGTCTGCAATCTCACTTCATGGACTGCAATGTTGTTTTCAATTTCGGGAATCTTCTTGAAAATCTGATCCATTCTTTTCAACTCAAGCTCTAATTGTCTAATCGCTGCTGTGTTTTCTGCTACTGTCTTCACTAGCTCTTGAATCACTGAACTCAATCTCACGTTTCGATCACTTGTAACTTTGTACGCAAATTTAGAAACAGAAAGCCCACCGAAGATGATAAGGCACAACAGTATGGTGCCAGTGAGGTCGGAGGGAAATGATTTTGCGATGGAATTGAGTAGCGTTTCCATAATTATGCCTGGGGTTCACTGCCTTTTGCGTAGATGAAATGAAAGTAACCAGCGGTAGCAGCGGTATAGTAGATCACTATTTTCCCACCTTTAAATATAGGTATTGTTAGTCTTATAATGTCATTAGTTATGGGTGATGTTCTTGCTTCGCCATATAAAGTAGTATTTGTTACAGGGTCTAATACAGAAACCGTCACATACTGATTGGCCGCTGTCGATTGTCTACTAATGCAGTAATATCCATCTGCGGGGGCAGTGTAGCTATCACCGCTTGCTCCGAGAGTTGGACTTTCAAAAGTCGTACCCGGCATTGCGAGATGTGCTATCTGCGTTGCCCCATCATGATTCACATTCCCTAAATCCAAATCCGCTTTCTGCTGAAAATCTTCGGCATTAATTCCCGCGGTTTGTTCAATCGCTGATTGTTCAAAATTCCCAACGTAAAAGTAGAGATAAGCTTTTGTAGCACGAGGTTGGACAGGAGCAGAATCTTGATAAGTCGAATTAGATGACGATGCATCAAACTCTGAATAGTATAAGGGGCCATTATTTCCAGTAGCACCCCTTGCGCCGCTATTTGTCCAAACGCCACCTTGTTTAAATGCACCGGTGGCATCAGATGCGATAAACGTCCCAATGATGCCATTATCAAACCTTGCGCTCCCCTTAATGTTAGGTAAACTTTCACCTACATAATCGCCAGCATCATCGTTACTCGTACCTTTAAATTCCCAATTGCTCCGAGGTAACTTGAACCGCGTGTTGGTATCATCAAAAATATAGTACCAGGCCACGCCCGTTGCGGAGTAAATACTCGCGACATTAGTCGCCTGGTCGTCTAAAACAATCTTATGTCCGTCTTGTGCTCTAAAATACGTGATCGTAGTGCCTGAAATCGTTTCCGTCTGCGCTTCAACGATACAGCTAGTAAGCTGCTGCATTGCTGAGTTTTTATAGAAATAAGTCTTCACGCCATCAGCAAGCGTAGTCGTGAGCGTGTAAACGCATTTCGTATCTTCCGTAGTCCCGCTGATACCCCACGCATAATAATCAGTAGTATTGATCGTTTTATCCAAAGTTGAGATGCGGACATATACGCCTGCATCAAAATCACTATGCGATACGGTGAGCGTGCTACTTGCGTAGCGAAACCCAACATCGTTTTGTAGATGCTTATAAGCGGCAACGTAAACGCTCCCTGAACACCAAGAGAAATTGCTTTTGAGCCAGCTGACATCGTTGAGCTCGTGGTCCGTAAACTGGTAAGTCAAGATCGGCAAGCTTGCGCCACCCCCCGACTTCCATTCGACCCACTTGTCGCCGTCTTCTAACGAGTTTCCGGTGTTGTCGTCAACGATCGAATAATAAAGCTTAAGCGCATCTTCTTCCGTATCATAAGATGAGACAATGCTGCCTTTAAAATAAGTATCCGTTGCCGAGTACGCGGGAATCCCGGTCTGATACAAATAGGCCAATTGGCGAGAGAAGAGATAATCGAGCGAGTTGCGATCTTGCTTTGTCGGAGAAGATTCTCGAATGACCGCGCTCGACCATCCTTCGCTATATTGAGTATTCTGAATTTCGTCAGGGTCGCGAGTGTATTGCTTCGTTCCTGCTGCAAGAGAACCGAAGACAGAAATTTGATTATCGTCGGCGTTCTCTGCAAAGACTTTCTGATCTTTTCTTGTTAGCTTTGCCATTTTAACCTCATAATATTTCTACCATGTCGTAATCAATCCAAACGGTATCATCATCAAAGTTCTCGTAGTCGTTAAACCCAATCACGGGGAAATCTTGATTGTTATAATCTTGGAATCCGTATATGCGATTTGTAGGAAGGTTATAGATTTCTCTAATCCTTACGCCCATCGGTCGTGGGAGCATGTCTTGCTTGATTGCTACGTCAACCAGCGTTTGCGATTGGCCGAAAATATAGTAGTCAATCGTCATGTCCTGATTGTCGTAAACCTGAATTTCATCGCCGAAGAAATCGATTAGCAGCGTTTGGATATCGTAAAGCGATGAGCGTAAGGTCATCCTTGCCGCTTGCAACTTAACATAAGTACGGAAGTCGTCATCGTTCAGCGTGATGGGATCCCCGTTACGCAAGAATACATTCCTTGTTACGCCAAGACGGGAGCCTAAAATATCAAGCTGTTTGCCCACCGCCGTTTCTAGGTCAAAAGCGTTTTCTAGCTTTTCTGGAAGCTGGTTCATTATAACTTGATCGACAATCGCTTCGATCATGCCACGCGCTTTAGGCTTCCCTCGGTACTGAATGATCAGAAGATCGGCGTAATATTTTCTAAGTTCATTATTTGTCATTTTTATCTCAAGTATTATTTAGCGTTACTTTAATAGTGGAGCGGTTCCCTACCCCATCGAAACAATTGATTTCAATCGTGTTGGCGGTATAGCTGCTTGCTTCAAAAAGACCTGTTGTATTTAAATACCCGTCATCATCAAGGGCAAAACCCGTATATTCTGCCCCGGTTGAATCAACCGCAATCCAATGATAATTGCCATCGCCACCCATGGCGGTAAACTCTACTGTATCACCTACTGTGATTTCTGTAGGCGCGGGCGTAATCACTAATGGCGTTAGAAAAGTTCGATTGCTGGCCAAGGCAAGCTGGTATTGAATCCCTACCGTAGGCGATTTCTTAAAGGTATTTTGGGGAATACCCTTTAGATAATAATACGCGCCGCTATCGACAGCGTTTATTTGCGCAATTTCAATAGGGCCTAAAACGTCATCAATGCTGACAAAAGTGAAGGTTAATTCCCCCGAGGTATAGTCAACTGTAACATCCTCTAGCCCCGGAACGGCATTGACCGCCGCGGAAATTGCGGAGGAAGTCCCGTTTAAATCAATTTCCGCCGAAGTGCTTCCGTTATATTTGATCTTAATTTTGTTTGTAGCTAAGGCCGCAGAAGGGGCCGTTTCATCGTCATATTCAAGTTCGTACAGCTTAAACTTTTGTACTTGGCCAAAGGTAAAGTCTGCATCTTCAACATAAGTGTTGCTATCGATGGAAGTGATGGCGGTGGTTAGCTGGTTTGTCGTGACCACTTCGCCTACGGCCGGAACTAAAGTCGTGGGTAAAGTAGTCTTAATTAAGTCGTATTGCGGCAAGTTGATACCGTCTAAACTTGAAATTGTGGCGTAAGCAAAGAGGTACCGCGAGGTAATCACGCTCCACTTAATATCTATTGGGTATCCATCTGCATTCATCACGGGGTAAACAATATCCCCGTCCATGCCGCAGCCTGCGCTTCTCTTCTGCATAATAGTGGTAGCAATATCTTTATAAGGAGCGGAGCCGGCGGTAATAACGTGAATAGAATGCGGGCTTGTCCCGTTTTCATCAGTTACGTTAGTTACGTTTTCAAGAATCCTAACGGACGCCATGCCATCCAAGTTCATCAGCGCGGCGTATAATGAATCCGTAAAGCCTACGCTGGCCAGCATAATAGAACGCTTGGCGCGGGTTCTTAATTCCAAGTCTGTTTCTTCGTCTTCCCCAATTACGGTAGCGGTGGTGGGGTTATTAATTGAAGAGACGCCAAGAACCAGCGTAACAGGTGTCGTGATGGTGTTAGGCGTAGTTAATTGATGGCCTATCGTTTCTGCTTGGAACGACAATGAGGCAGCATCTGCTCCGGAAAAGTACTTCGTGTTCTGCAGATTCCACTTGTTTCCAGCGTTATCTTGTACCGTGTAAGCATCCGTTTCATCTTCATTTAACCCGACAAGCGTACAGGCCGCAGAAGTAGTAATGGTAATCGGCGTAACGGTTCTTGTCCCGCCCTTCCGGGTAATCCCAATTAGCGCGCAAGCGCGGTCAAGATTGACCCCAGTAGCGTTATCAAGGTTTAAAATATCATAGATGCGCTGGAGGACTTCCCGCACGTCCGTCCCCATTTGAGCGACAATATTGGCCAATTGGCCGTCAGGAGAATCCTGGTCGAGGTTAATATCATCGCCGTATATCTCCCGCATCCTCGTTTCAAATTCTTCTAATAGAACATCAAACGATTTTAATTGTAGTCCGTTTTCGTTGAGGGTATCTAAGTCCGCCATTTCTATTTCCTAAATGTTATAAAATACTTCGCCATCAAGCCGCCCCAAGGCAGTGTCGACGGTATATTGCAAACTAATTTTTCGCTGGTTGTTTATATTTAGATCGAGCTTTTCAATGCGCAGGACATTTTCCGTCCCTAAAATCGCATCGGCGATGACCATTTGTAGTTCATCTTGCTTGTTTCTAGAGCCGAGGTAGTAAACCCAGTTTATTCCGGCCGTCAGATCAAAGAAGCAATCACCCAAAAAGCTCAGGAGCCTCGTTTGGATGTTTTGAGCAAGGGCATTTAGATTAGTGCGGTAGTTATTTTTTCCCGCGCCAAAAGTCCAGTCGTGATTCACATCTAAGCTTCTAACGATCATTTTTAATCCCTAACTTCGCCATACCAGTTGTCGCAAAATTTGCGATAACTGAAACTTGTTTACTCTAATAGCGCGGCAATCTTTGTGGCCGTAGCACTCAACTCTCCCGATACCGCAGTGATATCACTGGCATTCTGCGGAGGCCCCGACGTGCCAAGGCCACCACTAACGGCCGTAACCTTTATCGCCGCACAGGCCGCGGCCAAACTTTGAACTTCCGCAATCAACTCTTGCAGCAAATCGTTCAGCGTATTAGTCGTGTTGCTGACTAGAACTTTACTATCGGTAATTCCTAGCTTCGCATTCCCCCATGATAGCTGGGCGTGCGTGGTATCGTAGTTCGTTACTGTTTTGGCCAAAGATCTAAGGCCCACTAAAACGATTGCATCCGTAAAGGAATGCATTCGTCCGCGCTTGTTTTCTTTTGTCTGGCCGGAGGCCCACCAGTTGTCTATATCGCGGTCGTTAAACAAAATAAGGCATTCATCACCTTGTTTAATGGGGAAAGTTAAGTTAGCTCCGCCACCCGCAAGAATAATGACAGGCGCACCTACTACCGGCGGATAATCTTCAAAGTAAGTTTCCTGCACGCCAGTTTTAGAATCCCGGTAGTAAGTCTGCTTGTAATTAATCGTTGCTTGGCAGGTCTGAGTGGCCGGATCAAACGAGTATATCGTGCCGATCGCATGGCAATTCAATGACGAGAAAATGTCCTTTTTAAAGAACATGAGCAGGTCTGAAAGTGTGACGTCATTAGCAACAATCGTCATTTTACTACCTCCAGCTTGCCCGTGCCTTTAAAAACGCGGCACGAGGTAATTAATTGGCCAGAGTTAGCATCCGAGATATTCCCGCGATGTTTAATCGTGACGAGCTTATACGTACCGTTGAAGGCCGGATCCGTTACGGATCTAAGGTTTATTAGCTGCCCTAACAGTAGTCGCGGTTCAAAAATCATGTCGAAATCGATAAAGGTCTCACTTCGTCGCGGTGTGGAAATAAGTCCTGTTTCGGGACTGACAACTTTAAATACCCCTTCCAAGCATTCATCATTATCAAGTACGTTGATGATCTCATTATCGATAAACCACTTATTGCTCAAATTTTCGTTGAGGTAATCAAAGACTTTTGCTTTAACGGGTTGCTCACGAAGGATCTTATCCCCATCAGGGACTAGTTTATTCGAGATACGGCCTAATCTAATTCCTTCGAGCTTGGCAAAAACTTTTTCCATTGCATAACGATAGTTTTCACCGCGCTTAAAAGAGTCATTTATTCTCGAATTGGCGATACTGAACCCACCATCGTAACACTCGATGATGGTTACCCAGTCGACGTTATTTACGCGCTCTGAATAGGCATATTTTATCGTGCCCATAAAGATAAGAGGGAGATCGTTCAAATTTTTATGAAGGGATTTATATCCGGCCCGTAAGGCGAGTTCCTGACGATCGCTAATCGACGAGATATCAAATCGAATCTGGTCTCTGATCGTCCGGGGAAGCGAATAGATTCGGATTTGGAGACAGTTGGCGGTCGGCATGGTCGCCTTGGTCAAATCTATATCCACTGCAAACGGCAGCGTAACGGCAATATTTTTGCCACCTTTTGTCGTGATTCTTAGATCATAGATACGCCCAAACTTTTCCATTAGTTCCCCGTGAACACCGATTTAATCTGTCCCACTTCCTCTTCATCAAGGATGTATAAAGTCGAAATTTTGTCTGCAAAATCATCAATGAACTTAGGCCCTAGTTTGTTTGACGAATAACAAGCAAGGCCAAAAGGAAGCTTGGAAGAGAACTGATAAAGCAGGTTTAAAGAATCAACGATATTAATTCCATAAAAGAAATAATCACCGTAGTTCAGCTCTTCAATCACCCAAGCATATTGCGCTTCTAGGTACTTTATCTTAAGGCCCATCGGCTCCCCGTTGGGCAAGTAAACAGTATGTTCTTGAATCGGATCGTTAGTGATCGCCGAAACTTCTAGCATAATTAACCCCACGCTCCTTTGAGATCACTCCAAACGCCCGAAGCATATTTCGAGACCGAATCCTTCCAGGACGATGAAACCGTAGGAGTAGAGGCACCTAAGTTCTTGGCCCCTCCTGCTTGCGTAGCATTTCTTCCCCCACGAACTTTTGTTTTTCCGTAGGCCTGGACAAATCTTAGTTGTTTAAATGTCACTTCAACGTTTGAAACGGTTTCCGTATCTGCGCCTTGCGAGATCGTGAACGATTGAATGATGCAGTTCTCGAATTGCGCCCAAGGCGTATTAACCAGAAATAGTGTCCGTTCTTTCCAGTATTTGTAGAAGCGGTCAAAGATCGTTTGCTGTAAAGTTTTCTTTTCCGCGGGGTTTTCGGATCCGGTGATCTTGTCCCAGGCGGAGCCGATGGCATCTTTGGCCTTCTTGGCAACCGCAAAAGCTTGTTTGGCCGAATTGAGAATTTGGGTAGCTCCGGCCGTTAATTTAGGCGCAAAGCCCGAAATCACCGTGAGCTTTTCTTCCACTAAATTATTAATCGCGGAAAGAGTTTCTCCTTCCACTTTGTTGCTTACTTCCCCGACAAAAGAGCTAGTCGTGATAATAACGGGCTTGATTGTCGCGTGGTCTTGAATCGCTTCGTTATTTTCGAGAAAGTTGTCTGTAACGTCCGAATCAAACTTAATGGAGTTTTCGCCTTCAATGGTGAAGTAAAGAGTTTCTGCCGGTAAGGCCGTAGGATCACTTTGCAGCGGCGTATAGCCGTATTTCTGTCGTTTCGTTGCCGAAATTAAGTTCGATCCGGTATCGATCCCGGATTTAATCGAGGATAAAACGCTAGATGAAAAGGCCATTAATATCCTCCTGACGTCCCAAGCATACCTCGCATGGCCGCAGTGGTTTGAGATTTAAATCCATCACTATTCACCGCTTGCGTTGTGGCCTGCGCGATTCGCTGAGGGTTATCGTCAGCATTAGTAAAGTTATTTGTTTGATTGATCGTGACTTTGCGGTTATCCGACGCCGTGTTGGTATGCATGCTTGGCACGATCGGCGCGCCCATAACGGCCGGAGTGGATCCTTGACTCTTCATCAATCGCTCAAATCCGCTAATGAGCGTCATAAAAAATGAGTCTTTATTTTCTTCTTTGAAGCCTTGTTTCTCCAAGTCATCAGGCATTATTTTACTTATACCCTTCTTTAGAAGTTTCCCTAAAAACCCTCCTAGTTTTCCGACTATTTTGGCCCCAAATTCTTCGATCTTATTAAAGATTTTAAAGATAGTGTCGAGGGCCGTGGCGATAATATCTAGAATGTACCCTAGGCCTTCAAATGCCATGCCAATGGCCTTTAAGGCCACTTGCATGGTCTTGGATCGCTTGCAGAATTCAACAACTACACTGACGATTCGGATGAGGCCGGTTAGGAATTTACTCATTCCTTCAGCAACAGGGCCGGCGAAAGCTGCGACAAAATTATTCTTAAGCGCACCAACATTCGCTTTTAATACCGCCCACTCTTTGTTGATTTGGGCCAAAACCTTAATTGATTGCTCATCAACGATAGGGGCCTCGGCCATTGCTTGCTGATTATAAGCACCGTTTTCCATCCCCGCGATCGTGCTGTCGCCCAGGCCAAAGGAGCTTAAAAGCGTCCTCTTTTCCATTTTCGATGCATTAGATAAGGCGTATTGCTGTAACTTGCCGAACACGTATAACGCGTCATTGGCCTTGTTTACATCGCCGCCTACCTTAGAAAACAACTGATGAAACCACTGAGGCCCTTCACCCGTGATCTGAAACTCATCCATCTGCTTTTGCAGACTGTTGATCGCATTCAGGGTTTCTTCAGTCTTAATTCCGGCCAACTCTCCAGCGTAAGCATAGCGCTGTAAAGTTTCGGCCGAAATGCCTGTTCTGGTCGATAAAAGTGCTAATTTGGACCCAAAATTCCCAGCGTTTTGGGTCATTTTTGCAAAACCGTAAATCAAAGCGGCAATAGCGCTCTTCGCATAGAAGGCATTCGTCGTGAAATCTTTAATTCCTTTGTCTAGCTTCTTAAAGCCCTCGACGAATTTGTCGACGCCGGTGATTCCTAATTTTACAAAAAGTTCGCTAATCTGCATCAGTACTTCTTATTTAGTTCGATATACTCTTCTTCGTAGTCCGCCAAAAACTTCTCGTAATAAAATGCTTGCAATACTTCTTCGGCCGTTAGCTGCTGTACTTCAAAAAAATTTCCGTAACCACCCTTCACTAGCCGAAAGAAAATTATTAAATCATCGTCTAAGTGGCCGATGATTTTTGGGCAAATTCTTTTGTCACTTCCTCCCAGTCGAGGCCCAATCTCGACAAGAGGCCTTTGAAAAAAGGGAAGACGTTGGCCTTCAAAACTTCCGCGAGAACCAACAGATAATCTTGGCGGGCGTCTTCCCCTTCAAATGTGCCGTCGTCAATTTTGGCGCCGGCATATAGGCAACGCCGGAGGCAAGGCGCTAAGGCCGCTTCAATTCTTTCGCTAGAGCTGGCAATACAAACTAGATCTTTAAAAAAATTAATGTCCAATTCCGTGGTACCATTAATCTTGAAGTGCGCTAATTCATTAGCACAGGCCTGCCATAGTCTTTTAGCTTCCGAAAATGGAGCGGCATTAATAGTCAACTTTGCACCCGACGGTAGATCAATTTCCTTCCCCATAATTCCCACCTCCTGAAATTAAAACTAGCCGATTGTTCTCACGGCCTTGGCAAACTTAAAGCGCCAAACCGAAGTCCCTTGTTCGGTGTCGCCTTCAACGTTCGATTGAACATCGACCCCGCGGGCAAAAACCCCGCCGGATAACGAATAAGAATCATTGACCGTCGTGCCCGCGCCATCGCCCATCTTCTTAACGAGAACACCCGTTAAAAGAGTGAAGCCGACAAAGTTGGCGTTTTGTTGGGCATAAAGGCCGTTTAAGAACTTATCGTCGCTGGACCCGCGGATAACCCGTAGTTCCATCATCGCCTGAGACCCGGGAGCGTTGTAGGCAAAAATAGCATTGCCATCTTTTCCGGTTTGCAGATTAGCAATATCGTTTTCCCAGGTGATGCTTCCCACCGCTGCAGTGGATAGATCTGCCAACACGCGGTCGTTCAATATGATCGTGTCTTGGCCGGTTAAACTTAAAGTGGACATTTTTTATTTCTCCTTTAAGGGCCTGGAGAATCAACTTGCGTTGACTCTCCAAGGCCATTCAATTACGCGTTAATGTAAACCAAGACCGAGGCCGCATGGACCGCCCCAGCTTCTTTCAAGGCCACTTGGCACAAGGGCAACTTACGTCCGGCCCGTTCTGCGGCCGATTGATTGGCCAAAGGCGAGTGCCATACGTAGTAACCTTGTTCTCTGATGTTCTGCTTGAAGGTTTCAGGATCGCCGAAGGTATCAGCAATCGTCCATTCCCCAGGAGCGCCATAGGCGTTGAGTATCGCTTGCTGGCAAACCTTACGGCAGGTGTTATCAAACCCATCCGCCCCCGCTTCCGTCTGCGGAATCTTGTTCGAGGACATGGCCAGATAATTGAAGCAATCGATTTCTAACTTCTTGCAGAACCAAATTAAGTTGAAGACTTGGTCAAAGTATTTGTTGGCCCCAAAAGATAGGACCTTGCTTAAACCTTCAATCGAAGCATAGATATCGGCCCCGGCCGCTTCTGCTTTGCCCTTCAGGGTTTGCGTCATCGTGGTATCAACCGCCACCGTCGCCAGATCTTTTAAGTTCATCGTTAAGGTAGTGTTGGAGCCCGTATAGTTCACGCTCATACCGCGAGAAGCATAGGCCGCAGCAAAGATCAAAGCGCCTTCATCACTTAGGCCGTAGTAAAGCCCTCTTGTTCTGCTGAAAGAACCGCTGCGGAGAAGATCGAGTTTACCACCGACTTCAATATCCGCAGGATCCGTGCCAGGGAAAAACCCAACTTTATATTCCGCTTGAATGGCCGCGGCCGCAGCGAGAAGTTCGGTTTGATCGATAATGTGCGTGGTTAAAATACCCACATAGGGCGTAAGGGCCGTTGTTCTGGCCAAAGCGGCCGCAATGGTTTCCACACCCGTCACAGTAAAGGTTAATGTCGTGTCATCATCGCTTAAGTTTAAAGTGTTCGTTTTGATGTGCAGGGCCGGATTAAGGGCCCCAGGAACTGTAACCACAAAGCCTTCGGCAAAATCGCCCGTGACCGTCGCATCGGCCAAATCAGGAATTGCACGTAAAGCAGTCTGCACGGCCGTCGCATCAGCATCGTAGTTAATGGTGCCTGATACATGATCAGCATCATCGCCATAATATAATGTGGCCGTACCAGCGTTAGGTTCATTGCTGAAGGTGATCTTGGAGCTTGCGGCCCCTAAGGGGAAGATCTTCAGCGAACCGCCCGGCGAAAGGATGTTAGGCGATTGCGCGAAAACCGCGTTGGCCATCTTTGTAGTGATAGCATCACTACCGAAATCTTTGGCCACTTCCGAGGCGGTCAAATAAGTTTTGTAAGCATCAGACCCAAACTCTTCGCCCGGTACTTCATGCGTGAAAATAGCTAAGTTGCCCGTGTTGAATTCGCCAAGCCCGCTTGGCGTCGCGGAAACTTGAATGGTAATCACATTCGATATGCTTAGATTTGCCATTATTAAACTCTCCTTTTAAGCATTTATCTTCTCTGCAATTTGAAACTTATCAAAGTAGTCAACGGCCTTAATTAGCGTCTGACTGTAGTAAACGACGGTATCGAAATGAAAACGATAGAGAATGGCATCCCCATCAAGCTCACTAAGATTTTGAATCGCACGGCCGGATGGGATTTCTGCAATACGAATGCCGTTCCGCACTTGCTGTTGTTGGGAATAAGTAGACTTCAGCGCCATCAAAACTTCATTTTGCCGTACTAGCGCATCAAGGCCGCGCGAATAGATATTCACGCTCATCGTTGAGGCGGCATTAATGGTTTTGATTTCGGAATAGTTGCCCCCCACCATCTTGTATTCGCAGTTGTTGCCTACAATGCGATTGGTGAGAATGCCCGCGGTGATAAAGAGCTTATCATCCTTAGGCCACATGACTTTCTGGTTTTCTAAAAATACACGGCCTGGAATGTCTAACTCATGTTGGATAATATCGCAGAAGATCGTCTGATAATCTCCGACAATTATCGAGACTTCCCCCGGTTCCCCTTCAGAATCTTCGGCCAGAATCCTGGCCAGGCAATTGCCCGAAGACGGAAGATTCGATGGGGCGCTATAGGTCACGCTCCCATCCGTAAGCTCGATTAAGCTGCCGCCTACCCCGCCAGGGGCCAAAGAATAGGTATAAGGAGGAGTCCCGCCTGAGGCGGTGATGTTAATAAAGCTTCCAAAACCTAGCGCTGTTACCGGCGTGCCAAAGGTCAAAGTCATGCTTCCTCCTTAGGCCCTGCGCCGGTATAGTCTTCCACTAATTCATACTCATAATAGCCGTTAAGCGAATAGTCCTTGTTGCCCATCACCCGAAACTGTTTGCCATTAAAAATAACCGTGTCATCATTCTTAAGGCCTAAGTCTGTTTGCGAGTGACACCACCACCATTTCCAGTCTCTTTGGCCTTCCGGTTTTATTCTTAACCGTTCCATATTAAGGGGCTGCATGACCCCATTGAAGGCCTTGTACGACACAACTTCTTGCGTATAGAAGCCGTTCTGCACTTTAGTGACGATCCCAAATGTCAACGGGACCATCCAGCCGTTAAGCGTCGTGCTCATGTTGGGCATTTGATTCACTTTAGAAAAAGGAAAGGAGGATGCGTTATTAATCATTCAAAGCTCCCTTCCACTTCATAGGTGATGGATTCTCTGAGTTGCTGCGTTTCAACTAAGATCTGATTGACCTTTTTCGTTTTGGCGTATTCAGGATTTAAGGACTTCCATTTAGTTTTAGAGGATCCGCCCCGGTCAAAAGCTTCGGTGATGACGCCTAAGGCAACGTTACCGATCTTTTCAAATAGGCCTTTAGGGTTTTTCACCAGATCTTCGGCCAATTGCTTTGGATCGCTTTTGGCCTCTAAGGCCGCATCAAAGTCATCTTGCAGTGGCATTCTTAGAAAAGAACGTTCTGGTATGGCCTCTTTGCCGGAGCTATTCTTAAGACCAAACTCATGAACGGCGCCAATGGAAGCGTTGTTTAATTCAGAATCAGAGCGGGCATTTTTACTAGAATTAAGAATGCCGACTTTGACATAACCATGCTTCTTCATGTTGCGAAGGAGCTGGTTAAGCAATTTCGATTCAAACTTAACTTTTACATTATCTCCGGCCATCGCACTCTCCTAGTTAGGGCAAAGTGCGCCCGGGTATTGATAAGACATTTCCCACCATTAAAGGCAGGATTAATTGCAGATATTTACCTCCGTACCCCGTCTGCGAAAGCATGGTGAGGTACGGTGAATTTTGAAATTTAGTAGGGATGGCGTAAGACTCGCTAACGGAGCCGACGCTCTTGCTGGCCACGGCCCATTGATAAGTGCTGTTTAAACCTTGCGTGGCCAGACGAATATCAATCACTAAATAATGGGCGGCAAGTAACATGTAAGCAGTCGTGTAATCAACTTGATTACCAAAGAGGTTTTCGTTGATCGAGAAGTTGGCCTGCGTAAAGGCCTTTGCAATATCCGAATCGGTCACGCCTTCTTTGGGATCGGTAGAATAAGGAAAGTCCCTAGACCAATATTCTTTAAATTCTTGTATTGTAGGGTTTGCGTATTTCATCCGATCGTTTTCTTTTTAAAAGACTCCGCAGGTTTTAGGCCTGCGGAGTATCTTTAGGAGTTTCCTGCGCTGTTCTTCGCGAGGAAATCAATTAAGCATTACAAGTGAAATACATTAATTCATGCGGGCGTAACAAAATCGCATCGCTAAATTGGCCAATGGCCACGCCATCAAAATTGAACCCATTGATGCTAGAAACTTGCAGCATCGTGAACGGAATCGGGATATTGATGCGGAGCGAGCGAGGATCATGCCGATAAAGAGCATAGATATTCTTGCTACCGCCAAGGCCGTTTTGATCTTTATTCGCATAAGCGCAGGGCAAAACTTTGAAGTCAGGGCTTAAAGATTTTAAGCTTTGTTCTAAGACTTCAAGTTTCGTCCGCAGCGGATAATTAGGAGAAGTGTATCCAACTAATGCCAGATAATCGCTTTCCGGAATCACTAAGCGGTTGGGATAAGCAGAATAGGCCGCATTGGTACGATATGCCGCCGGGAGGGTTTCCACAAAAGTATTGAACTCGGTGGCATCCATCGTCGCCAGAGGTTTTGTGATCACCGAAGTATCAGTCTTGGCATTGGTAAAGTTCAAAAGGCCTTTACCGCCAGTCTTCGTCCCGAGAAAAACGGTTTTTTGGATCCCCAAATCCCAGTTTTCCTTCAAATCTTCTACTTTTTGCTGTTGCAAATTGTAGTTATTGACGAGGGCGCATTTCTTTAATTCAAACAGCGAAAAGCCAATGCGCTTCGCCCAAGAATGCACTTTTTGATGGACGGCATCCACGCCGGTATCAACAGAAGATAGCTTGCTATCACCCGTGGCCGTATCAATAATCCCGTCTTCAAAATCCTGCGCAAATTGGAAAGTCCGATACGTCACGAGTTCATTCGCCCATGCGCCTTCCCCGACATTAAAAGGGATATAGTCAGAAAGGTTAGGGATCGTGAAAAACTTCTGTTCGGAAATATCCTTGAGAATGGCGGTAAGAGACGTAATGCTGACATCGACGCCCAAAGAGTTATTGCGCATCTTATGAGCAGCATCTTCGCGTAAGTTTTGAACGCAATTGTATTCAATTTCATTTAGCTTATATTGGCGGCCATTGTAAACCACAGGGCCATTCGCATTTTTTAACAAGTATTCAGACATCTTTTTTCTCCTCATTCAAAATATGTATTAAAGGGCCGGGGCAACTACATAGGCCGAAATTAAATCACCAGCGGCCGCATCTACTAAGCTTTGAACGGCCGGGCTTTCCGTACTTACAATGGCCGTAACGCCTCCGATGCAACTCGGATCAATGGCGGCAGGATCGCCGGCCGTTAATGACGAGGTAGCACGTAAGGTGATATAGGAACCAGCGCGGGCGATCGTTAATCTGTCGCCATCTTTATAAGAAGTATGGACAGGATTAAAGACCACGAAACCATCGACGCGATCCGTGTTAGCAGTACATGCAGTTACTTTATTGCCAGCGCCAAATTTGACCGCTTGGCCAGCGACTAAATCTCCACCGGCGGTAGCTTCAATGCTGTTAATGGAAAATCGTTTATCGATCATCCCAAGCGCGGCCGTTTGGGCGAATTGGTTTTGCGAATATAATTGCGTATCCGTTTGGGCCGCAAATTGATCGCTGGTCACGGTAGCGCCCGAAGCGCCTTCATCCGTGGTCACAACTTTAAAATAATATTGTTGGCCAGGGATAAGGCCCGTGATGGTAGCTTGAAGTCCGGTAGCGCCCGTAACTTTATTGCTTTCGTCGGGGCTAAAGCCAGAGGTAGTGCTTTTATACCACTGATAAGAATAGGGCGAAGTGCCGCCGGTACCTGCGGTAATAGCGAGATCAAGCTTATCCGCATATTTTTGAACTAACGAAATAGTGCCAGAAGTTAAGGCCATTTTTACTCTCCTTTAAAAATTAGAAATATTTCCGCCCTAATTCTACCCGTTCTTCAAGGGAAGAAATCTTGTGAACTGCGGCCGAATTACTGCAAATTTGATTAGCGTTTACAATTTCATTTAAGAAATTTTTCTTGCATTCGTTATCTTTCTTGTCTTCGTCTTTTTTATCTTCGTCGTCTTCGTTTTCTTTCTTGTCGTCGTCTTTCTTGTCTTCCTTGTCTTCATTTTCCTTTTTTTCTTCTTTGAATTCTTCCTTGTATTCTTCTTTCTTTTCTTCTTCGTTTTCTTTTTTACCGCATTCATTTTCCTTGGCCGCATCGCCATCTGCGTTGTCTTTTTTCTCTTCTTTGAATTCTTCTTTGAATTCTTCCTTCTTTTCTTCTTCGTTTTTCTTATTGAGCTTTTCTTCTAATTCATTACATTTGTTGCGAAGGTTTTTGATTTCCTCCACCGCTTCATCAATAGTCATGTATTCTTCCTTTTCTTTATTGATTAAGATCGTGGGATCTTTAATTTCTTGTAATTCGGTGTCCGCATCTTTAATGAGGTCAACTAATTTCACTTCGCGGCCGTTTTTCAGAAAAACCGAGTATTCGCTAATATCAAGCTCACCTTGATCAACTTTCGTCTTCTTAAATAAATTAAAAGGCATCAGACTCTCCTGCGCTTCATCCTTCGATAAGTTATTTTGCAAGCGAGATAATTCCGCTTTCTTATTTTCGTTGTAGGTACGATATTCCGCAGGTGTCATGATGATAGAAGCGGCGTATCGAGGATTAGGAACGATCGCAAGATGCTCAAATTCGGCATCGCCTAAAATCTTTTCTTGAAATTCAATTCCGTTCCAAAGCCCGCCATGGCCGTCAGTACGGCCTTTATTATAGGCATTAGAAAGCTTCCAACCTTTCTCAATCGCATCTAATCCTTTTTGCGAAGTAACGAGAAATTCCACCCACGTATCACCGTCGTTTTCGTTAAAGAAAGAACGGATTACCCATCCGTCCACTTCGGATTTTAATTCATCAATGGGTTTATTAATGATCTCGTCAACGTGTTCAACGAAAACCGGCTTGCCTTCAAAAGAAGGATTCATTTGCCGAATGGTATCTTCTTCGATAAGAACACGAGTTACCTTGCCGTCTTCACGATATTCTGCGACGCCTGGCCAGAAATGTTTTCCGTAAAAGAGTTTTCCTGCCGTTGAATTTTGAAGCATTGAAGGCCCTAAATGAAAATTTACTTTTCATCTTGAGCATTGTGGAAAACTTTGAAAATTAATTTGCAATTGAAAATTTAAATATGGAAAAGTTACCGGGAAAAATTCCACTTCACTTCAATACATAAGATCCATCGGGATATTGTTTGAAATCTCCCTTCTTATCTTTGGCGATATCTTCATCATATAATGGAACCGCGGTACAACGGCAATTATATGCTTGGCCTGGTAAAACAGGTTTTCCATTCTGTTCATCAATCGGCGGATGATCCCAACGCCAGACTTTTCGATTTAAAATTTTATGCGAAGGGCGAACGGGATGGTTAGGAGAACCAACCACTGTTAACCACCTAAAGAATGTTGATCCAGAGCTTTGCATTCTCGTGTATTTATAGGTGGTCATAAGAAGACGAGAATCATTTCGCGCAATAAATCTCGCTTTATTAATGATTCTTTCCTTTTGCTTTTCGGTTAATTCTTTAAATTGTTTTCCTGGGGCGATGGTATCTCTAATTTTAGCGCCGTATCTTAATAAAACTTCGCGTTCCAACTCTCCTGGCCGTTCTTTCGTCCCAAAGCGTTTTCCTTGATAGATAAGCCCGCTTATTTCTTTTCTAAAATTAACAACCTCTTTTGTCGTCCATTTTTTTATCTCTGCATTTATCCCATAAAACCAATCTTGTGCCACCGCTTCCATGGTTTCCTTATTAGGTCTTATAGAAATCTTCTTAGATACACTTTCCACATCGTCTTCACTTGACTTAATCGCTTTTACAAAAAGATTTTTGGCCTTAAAGGAATCTGCTACTTTTTCTGGATCAATCATGGATAAGATGCCATCTGCTTCCATGAGCTTTTCTACCATCTCCCTATTTAGGCCAAAAAGGAGATCTTGGGTTTCCTTGGGAAGCTTACTTAAAGGGAGATAAAAAGATGCCGAACGCGGGCGCCATTGAGCGCCTAATGCCTTTAGCTCTTTAGAAATGTTGGCGGAAAAACGGCCAGTAAACTTATTATCCCAATATTTAATTTTTCCGCTTCTTAAGGCATCATGTAATGCTGTATCTTTAGCATTCTTAAGAAGTCCTATTTCTTTAAATAAGCGAACGAGGGGATTATAGAGATGCGCCTTTAAGGTCTTAATTAATTCCTTTTCGATAAAGTCAATTAAGGCCCAATCAACTTTTAGCGGACGGCGTTTTGGATTCATAGGTTTTCAATCTTCTCTATGCGCAGAAAATGGATAATATCCTCTTGCCGCTTTGTTTCGATGAATACCCGCTCCTTAAAGTCTTCTAGCATCGCCAGGGCATTCTCATAATCCTCAAAAGTCGCCGCATCATCTTTATCTTTTGTTAAATGATAGCGGCTATCTTCGGAGATAAAAAATCTTCCTTGCGGTGAATCCGAAACAATTGTCCATCCTTTTTTAGGAGGAGCATCCATGCATAAATAAAGATCACTTTCCGTTTCGTTGTATAGCGTTCTCAATTTTCCGATCCTCATGAATAGTTTCTTGATATATGGACCGCTCTTGATCAACAGTGGCCGCTGCGGCCATAGCTTTGATACGGCGAATTGCTTCATTCTGCGTTGCCATGAATTGATCCATTCCTCGTTCTTCGTCTTCTTTCTCCTGCTCAATTTTGCTTTTAATTTTACGAATAGTCTTACAATCCATGCCAAGGGCATTCGCGGCCATAGCTTGTGTTGGATAAAATTTTAAGGCCGCATCAACTACCTGCTTTTCTAAATCTTCAAGCGTTACACCAGGGAACCATCGCACAATTGTCATAATCTTCCTTTATTTCTAGGCAATAAACTTGCCACCATGTTTCATGTACCACCACGCTATGAATTCCCACTTTTCCCGCCCGTAAGCTTCTTTAGATCTTTGCTTCGCTTTTTCCCAAAGCGCCTTATCCTTATAATCCTCGAACATAGATGCCGGGCGTCCTCTCGTCCATGCATCGCCACCTTCGGCAAGATAAGATGCCCGATCGAATTGAGCGGTATTCTTATTTAACTTTGCTTGTGCTTCTTCTAATCTCTGAATTTCGGAGAATGGTTTAATTTCGTTCTTAATATCATTCGCTTTAAATTCTAATTCCGTTTCTAGGGTATCCGACTCTCCTGCGCCCTTTTCTTCGATCTTTTCCTTAATCTGTTCAATTAAAGAAGTGGCCTCCGGATCTTCCTCATTTAGATCATCGCCCGCTAAATCCAGGCCAATGCCGAGGAGCTTATCCTTATTACACGCTTCTCTAAATTCATAACGGGTAATTTCCCCACGTTCTCTTGCTTGAAGAAGGCGGGTAAATTTAGAGTTCTTAACCGATTCCTCTTGTTCGGAGGTCATGATGCGGAGGCTATCAAAGCTTATCTTTAAATCCTCGGGAATAAACCCAAAGAGCTGTTGGCAGCGCAATTCTACCATTTTATGGATATGCCATTTAACTTTTTCCCGGACCTGGCCCTCGACGAGGGAAGCATAGTTTTCGAGGGAATCCTGGCCACTACTAAAACCTGTACTGGCCTCGCCGAAGGCCTTTGATTGCGGGAACTTAAGGGCCGCGGCGATATTAACTCTATTTTCGGCAAAAATGTCAGAAAGTCCTGCAAAACTTCCTTGCTTGGATTGAAAATCATCTTCTTTATCCAAGGCAATAGCATTCTGATAGCTCTTCTGCATATTAACGATTTCTAGTCTTCGGCGAACTCTTTCCGTCCCCTGCGCACTAGCTACCGAACTTGCAAGGCCTTCTAACTTATAAACATCTACTTTAAACTCATCTAAAAGCTCAAAGGTAAGGTCATTCGTCTTTAGATAAGAATTTAACGGCGCCACAATGGTTTCAACGATGGAAGCCCCCCATCCTCTTAATTGGCCTCTTAACAAAGAAGGCGCTTCAATGCCGATCATGCGGAGAAGACGGGAAGCGTGGAGCTTGCAAGTGTAATATTGATAATAATCGGGATTTACGAATCCCGCGGCAGAATAAAACGCCTCATCTAAAGGCGCTCCTTCTCCGGCCTCTGGTAAGTTCCAATGCCCATCCGTCCCTTGCGTGAAATATAATTCCCACATATTGCAGGGCCAAAACTTAAGCATGGAATCTTTATTAATCTTTTTTACGTCTAATGGCGTGGCCGGATCTTGATCGCTTAACGTGATAATTAAACCCGCGCCTCCATATAGCCTATCCCATTTGCAGGCCTGCGCCGCTTGCCTTAAATCCTGCTCCCGATCCATGAAAACTTGGAGCTTTTCTATTTGCTCTTCGTCCAATTGCTTGGTGAAAATATGAATCCCCCCACGGAAGGCATCTTCCACCGGGGTATCGACTAATGCGTTAACCAGCCCCATGAAATACATTCTCGATAAGATTCCATAGTTATTAGAAATTAATCCATAGCGCAGATTTTTTTCGATGGTTTCAATAGACGCAAGCTGGGAAGTCATCTTGGTGAAAGGGCCTGTACTCAACCCGATTGCTTCGGATAAGCTATTAACCGCCATCACGCTATTTTCTTTATTTTCTAATTCCGGTTTCTTTTCTAATTTAAGTTTCTTTTCTAATTTAAGTTTCTTTTCAAGGCCGTTAGTTCTTACTTTTTTTGGCCGTGCCATATGACTCTCCTTATAAATGTTCAAAGACTGATGGCCGTTGGGCCAAAATATTAAATGAACCTGATAGCGTGTCCACAATGTCATCATGGGCGCCATCAGGAAAATTTTCTAATTCTCGAAAAAACTCTTCATTCCAAGGCGCATTTAAAACGAGGATATTCCCCGCTTCACATTGCGCCGAAACCGCTCTTGAGCGCGTGATTTTATCGGTCTGGGGTTTTGCGGAATGACAATCAAAACCTGCTAACATAGTAAGAAATCTGTAAATATCTCCTTTCCCCGAACTACCACCTTCTTCTTCTGCCCATTGGGAGATCTTATAACCATCTTGCGTGGCCGTATTTTGAATCAACCTTTCCACTTGATAGGGCGTCCCTCGAATGCTTTGAAGATCGGCAACAACATAAGTCCCGTCATGGTACTTTAGGAGCTTTAATCCTCGCGTCCAATCTGGATCATGATTAGTTTCACTAACCGGCGTTGCGGCCCTATCCCAAAATCTAACGCCCTTAATCCATCCCGCGGGAATAGCATTAATAACCCGAAACCACCGCCGATTGAATACATTCCCCGCGCTTGGTTTAATATCCCAATTTCCCCCGAGAAGGCGTTCTCTTTCAACCCTAGGAAGAGCTAGAAGGGAGCTTAGATATTCCGGGTTATTTTTAAGCAGCACTTTATTGTCATAAATTGAAGCGGCTATGAAGGTTACCGATTTGGGCATAATGGGGTTTTTTTCATCACCACAACCAAATTGCTTGTAAACCTCATCTTCTGTATTAAACCAGAAAATATCTTCACCCTTGCGAATAAACCAGCGGAGAACCCCGCTTCTTTCTTTGATCGGAAGCCCATCTTTACCAATCCACCATGAAATAAACCGCCGAACCCACGAATCAGGATCGGGATTGCAAGTGCAGCGTATATAAGGACGGGTTTTGCTAGAGGCAGATCTATTTCTGGCCAGCATGGTAAAGAAATGGTTTTCTTGGAAATGGTTTACTTCATCAAAGCAAATCAATGGCACGGAAATGCCATAGTAAGAAGCTAAGGCCCTATCATCGGCAAGGTGGGAAAACTTAATTTCATAGCCCGAGGGAAATCGCCAGCGTAAAGAGTTTTCAGAACTTTCCCCACCTATAAAAGGATAGATCTTTTTCGATTCATCCCATAACCCCCCGGGGTTGGTTATTTCTGGATAAGATTTCCGAAAGATAATTGTACGAAAATTTCCATCGTTAATATGACGAGTGGCCTCTAAGAGGATAGCGAACGATTTTCCGCCCCCGGCAGCACCACCATAGAAGCAAATGTCGCTGGTGCTAGAAAGGAACCTTGTTTGAGGCCCAATTTGGGGCGCAAAAACTAACGTCATGCTAGTTTTCCCTTTTGCTTCGCGGTTAAGGTTTTATCCGCAATCTGTTCTAACTTTTCAACCTCTTCAGGGACTTGGCCTGGTAAAACGACTTTTACTATTTCTTGGCCTTCGGTTTGTCTAATCTCTTGCTTGATTTCCCGGCGATCCGAGAAGTTATGATAGTTTTTAAGTAAGAAGATCAACATGGTTGGATTTCGATGCTCTACAGCTTCTTCAAAAGAAACTGCCAATAGCTTAAATTTTCTTGGAGCAACTCTTTGGGCGATAAACTCCCCCACCGTGATTCCATAATGAGCTTTAATTCGGCGCTCTAATGTCCGCTCATCCACCATAAAGTATTCAGCAAGTAGCTTTGAAGTGGGGCCCCATGAGGCCAATTTTTCGGCCTGTTCAAGATCAATCGGCGCTTGCTTACGGCCGGCACCGGGGGCGCGTTTTCGGACCTTATTTTGTCCCTTGTCTTCGGTTTTTATTATTCACTCCGGCAAAATTGTAGTTGCTTATATTATTAAAGGAAGCTTTAATTGTACTGTCAAGATTCTGACACCTCAAGATATGGGGGGCGTGAAATGATTTTCTTTAATCGGTCAACGGCCTATCAAAATACTCGGGCATTCGATCGCCGCTTTAAGCTCCATCCCCTCGTTCAAAATATCCTCGATAATGTCCTGATCTATATATCCCTGCGGTTTAAAGCGCCTGTTGAAGGCCGCATAACTTCTACAGTCTCTACCCTAGAAGAAGACGTATTTTTACATCGAAAAAGCACAACACATTTAGAAGGAAGGGCCTTCGATTTGTCGGTGAAAGGCCTTACCGATGAACAGATCTTAGAAATGAAAATAGCTTTTACCCAAGTCGCTGGACATCTGGGGGCATTAGATAGCACTACGTTGCTCCCTAAGCTGATCGTCGATCATGACGCGGGTACAGGACGTCATTTGCATTTCCAGATCGCAAAGAATGTAGCGCAGAACTTTAAAGACGCTTAGTTTTATGGCCGTGTTTATTAGAAATCGTTTAAAACGTCTCTTGCCCGCATTTAAAGCAAAGACAGTGGGAATAAGACTATATCCTGCTCCTCGGGCATATTTAGGCATTGGCGATGCTTTACAGTTTTCCTCGTTACCGGAGAATTTTTTTAGAAATTATGGGCAGTCCTTAGTTGATATAGATCACCATTGGATCTTTGATCATAACCCCTACGTTACCCGATTTGATAAGAAGAAGGAAAACCTCCCAGATATTATCGTTGACCTTTGGCAAGATTATGAGCTGCTTAAATGCAATATGCGGAAGTACGCCCTCTCGCCTCGGGTGTTTACGTCTAACGCCGAAGCAATCCTAAGTGTTATGTCTCATGTGTTTCAGGATAGGCCTAAAGTCTTTTTAAATCACCCCCGCCTTTATAAATTTGAAGACTACCCTTTCGAGAAGCGGGAAATGATTCTGCTTCATACAACAGGTAGATCTAACGGGGAAATGCCGGACTTCTTGATTAATCATATCGTGAAGAAATACGGCCCTACCGGGAATTTAATTCAAATTGCAGGGCCTAAAGATAAGATCGTACCCGGATTAAGAGTGATCCGGCCTTTCAATATTTGGGCCGGAGCGGAATTAATTTCCAAAGCTAAAATGTTCATTGGCCCTGATTCTGGCCTTGCCTGGATTGCTGCTTGCTATCCTGATGTTCAAGTAAAGAAGATCAGACTTACAAAACCTTGGGGCATTGTCGGTTCTTGGAACGAATGGGTTCCTTTGCAACTAGGCCATCCAGCATCTCACTGGGATGATCTTAGCTTGTTTCAACTATACAACTTAGAAGAGTTTGATTCTGGAATATTTAAGTCATGGAGAGAGATATGAACAACGTTTTTAACTTCATCTGGGATTGGATTCTACCCATAGGGAGCATAGTTTTTATAATCATTATCCTTGATTCAATCTTGAATGATTAATTCGACTACTTCTTCCCCTTCTTCCGATAATAATACTCCATCAAGTTTTCCCTAATCCGCTGCCTTCGGCATTTCTTATCTAAGCAGACCTCTTGCCAGGGCGTTGATTGCGCAAAGATAGAACCGCAGAACCGACACCGCCTTAACTTAATTTTGGCCTTCCCTTGAAAGATATTAATTTCTAACAATGCCTTACTAGGATTATTAGCTAACGTCTTAAGCAGCTTATCCGTGATTTCCACAAGCCCAAAATCGCTTAAGGTATCCTCGGCGTTCTGATAATACTTTAGAGCATAAGCTTGGCACGCCTGTATCTGCTCCTTACTAGGCGATTTACATTCATCACCCGGATTAAAGACTTCTGGTTTTCCTTTACTATTAATCCCGATGATCTTTGGGGTTTTAAATCCTAGCATGAGCATGGGCATAAGAAACTCCTAAGCTAATTATTAATCATCACCAAGGCCACTCCAGTAGTCTGTACTAAGCTCTTCATACCAATCAAGCCAATGATGCTGAAACTTCCTACAAAACCTATCATTTTTTAAGACAAGCTTCGCCAAAGATTTCCCTTCTTCCGTATCGGCCGACACTTTCTTTCTTACACCATTATCTAAAACCGTAACTTCCATGATCGCGGGGTCGCTATTATACCAGGAACGGTACCAATCTTTTTCATCGAGCTGGAAATAGACACCATAGATAAACCGAACCCTCTTGATAAAATAATTATCCCTAACTTTTATCTGGATTCTCAAGCTTACTTCTTGAACATCTTCCGGCAGATATTCATAACCATCAATCATATAACATTGCTCTTTATCATCCCAAAAATCCTGAATATTCATAATGCCTCCTATTATTTCTGGTATTTATCGCCAAAGGTTTCTTCGTAGTAGTCGAAAAGATCCTTCAACTCGTTTTCCAAAACCTTCTTATCTTCCTGGTCTTCTGCGCACTTGCTGGCCCAGTAGATCTCCCTTCTCACATCGTTGATTAGCTTTTCTATGCGTTTCTTTGCAATCATGCCTTACCCCCCTATCTTCCTTGTCCCTTACAATTCTATTATACCACATTATGCAATATGATGCATCCAGTCCTACGTCCTTTCAAGCGCTTATAACTCTCCGCATCGTATTGATATTATTGGGATATTGAATTTTTATTATTCCGGAAGTTCACCAGGACCGGCAACTTCGATTTCATCTTCATAGGTGCCGCAGATGAAGAGCTTTATTAATTCATCATCGTCTGGGAGCTTGTTGCAAAGCTTATCTAGCAACTCATCGCCATACCCATAATCGGCCAAGTAGGTGGCCCCTTTTTGCAGATCCTTAACCGAAGCATATTTAAACTTAACCGTTTCAAACTCGTCATCGTAAGTTAAGTCATAATAGCGGTCTTTTGTTTGGACTAACTCTACTTCGTAGGCCTTCCCATCCAACTCAACCTTAACCGTAATTCTATCTCTAAATTCCGGTCTTTCCCGCTTTTCATAATGGGTTGGCATATAATCCCAAGGGCAACGCTGTCGTTCTAACCATTCGTCATAATCCATTGCCCCCTCCTTAGTTAAACCTTTTAAGAATATCTTTTTTCTGTCTTTCGTAATCGGCCTCTAGTTTACGCAAGCAGATGGTCTTTAAGGCCCAATTCATAACCTTACGGCATTCCTTGGCCATTTCCTTGTCCCCGCGGTCTTCGGCCATTCTCGCAAAGGCCGATTCACGGGCCGCAATTTTGCGTAAGTTCTTAACCCCGATCATCTGTTTAATTTCTTTATTTAATTTCGTTTTCCTTTCCATGCTTAAATCTTATCACACTATTTAATATGACGCTATAGGCTGTGAAATCCTTACACGGTGTTCCAACCATTT